TAATAACATTGCCTTTAGCTAAGTTTGATCTATAGGCTTCATAAGCTGCCTGCTTTTTCTTTTCAATAGCAATTAAAGCTTCTACGTTTTTTTGCCTAGTTACTAGATTATTATACTCTCTTTGTGCTTTAACTTGATCAGCCCCTGTTAGAAGATCTTTTTGTCTTTTAGCATCTGCAATATCTGGCTTAAGTGCTCCAGCACTTGCCCTATAAGCTTCCATTCTATTAACACTAGCCATATAGGTTTTTTCCATTGAAGGAAGAACTTTACTAAAACTTTGCTTTAGGATGCCAAGAGCTAGTACTAAGCCTAGGGATGGAGTTTCTGTTAAAACTTTAATAAAAGGAACTAGTGCACCATTTATTATTTTCATAACATCTGTGCCAAAATCTCTTACAGAAGCAGAAAGTTTATCATACGGGTTAGAGTCAATTTGCTCATTAATATCACCAAACTTGCGCTCCCCCTCTGCCAAAACAGCATTTAAAAATGCTTGTCTTTTTTGGGTAAGTGTAACACTAGAGGCCGCTATTCCGTTAGCTGCTGCATACTCTTTTACAGCCTCGTCAAGACGTACCATAATACCAAGTTCGTCAAGCAATTCAGGTTCTAGTTTGATTGCACCACGAGTTAGACGATCCATAGCCTCAGAAGTGTCTCTGCCTAAAGCCAAAGCAGCACCTTGTGCTACTCTACCCAGTCTTTCAATTTCTTCTGATCCTAAACCCGCTGAAGATGCCTGTGCAACTGAGCGCATAGCATCTGCCGTAGAAATAGCATTATTTGTGACTTCTCTTAGACCGTCGGCGGTTACTTTAAGAGCAACACCCCCACGAGCACCCATAAGTTCTAGCCCTTGGGTAAGTTGCTGAACTTTAGCTGCATCGGACAAGGCTTGGAAAGCAGCGGTTAAGGCAAAGATGTTAGCTGCAAGAGTAGCATATGCAGCAACAAAACCACTAGTCATTCCACCTGCTTGAGCCATGCCACTAAAGTTTTTGGCGGCAGAGCGTCCGGTCCCCACAGTACTTCTAGTACCTAGATATTCTGTTCTTGACATACCCGTTTTGGCAGTTTTGCTGCCCGTATGCTTCATATTTTCCTTGATTCTTTCAGACGCACGTGCCTGATCCCGCATATGTTTAGCAGTGTTTTTGGATGACTTTTCTGCTTTTTCAAAGCCTTTAGTGTCTGCTTGGAGACGGGCTTTGATAGAAATTGTCCTTTTTGCCATTACTTCTTTTTCTTTAAGTCATCGTACATCTTCTTAATTTGCTTTTGGTTTTTATCTATATAGTATCCTTCTATTACATTTAGAAGTTCTATTAGTAATCCTTTATCACAAATATTATGTATTTCGATGAGAATTGGGAGGTTGGTATAATCTTTGCCTGTGTATCCAACATCCCCATAAACACGGTTTCCAAGTTTAGTATAAATGCTAAAAGCCAACTGACAGTCGGCAGGTATATCTTCAAACCCTAGAGGTATCTTTTTGGGATCGGGTTCTAATCCCATTTGTTCTTGTATTTTTAAATATTTTTCTTTATCTATTGGAGAGTCTATGTCTTTCATAAACTTCTCCATAATCTTTAGTAATTCTTCAATTTCCTTTTCTTTGAAAATTGGCCAGATCAAAAATCACATCATTTAGCCAAGAGTCAAATACATTAGAATGTTCTGTAAGTGCAATAGCTTCTTCTGGGCTATATTCAATTTCAACACTCATGTCTTCTACATCTGAAACATCAAGTGGTAGCAGTTTGCTTGCGTGCTCTAGAGTTAGGCCTTTCCAGTCTAGTACACCTGCTTTTGTAAATTCGCGCATAAATAGTTCGTTATCAATAGTTTCCTCTTTTTGGCGAGTCTTTGGACTCCAGCTTGTACGAGTTACTGTGTTACGAATCTTATTTAGTTCATCTCGGGAGAGGTATGCGACTTTTACCTCAAATCCATCAAAGCCTTCCATTTCAATCCAGGCTTCAAGTTTATTTGTCAACATTGACGAAATTTTACTCATTTTATCTCCTTATACAAAAAAATAGCATCTGAGATTACCCAGATGCTATAAGTTTATCTTAACATGATTTGGTTGTCAAGTTAAATTTTTCTAAATTATGCTGCCCCTACGATGGTAAGAGTTGCTTCGTCTGCTGCTTCAATCGAAGATGGAATTCCATGGAAACTCATGTCTACAGCAATAACATCTTCAATGTTTACAGTTGGAATCTCAATGTGCGTAGTTGGCAAATTGATTTCAAGGCGAGGTGTACCACTAGATCCACCTAGCTTAAATGTTAGATCGAAACTATTCGTGATAATCTCTTTTGCAGAATTGCTAACCATATCAGCATAGAAGTCAGCAGAGTCTCCAGCAAGACCTGCACTAATATAACAAGTAAAGTTACCTGAAATAGACTTATTACCTGTAATATGCCCGATAGGTGTATTAACTGTTCCCAGTTCTTCTGGTGTTAGGAAGGTAATATTATTTGAGAACGTAATAGACCCTCCTGTAAGTGTAAAGTTATATACACCACTACCAGCACCATCAAAAACAGTATCGTTTGCTGCGGTAGCACTTAGAGCAGTTAGCTTATTACGAATAAAGTTATCTGTAGCCGTAATATCTTCTGTAACTACACCACCGTTTGAGCCAGAAGCTGTTGTCATATTAAGAGCAGAAGTATAAGCAGTAATTTCTGTACCATTACCACTCCAGTCAATCATAGCAATACCATCTACATCAAAGTTGATAGTAGCTTCATTTACTACACAGTTAGCAATCTTATAAATTTTAATTTTGCCATCTGCAATTTCAGCAGAAGTGTAGTTATTTGCTGTAGCAGCATTTTGGGCACCAAGAACAAAATAAAGAGCAAAAGTGCCTAGTTCTGCCTGATTTGAACCCGTAAAGTATATAGCACTACTAGACGTTCCATGAACTATATTTTCTAGTTCATAATCATAAGCTGCACCAGCTCCCGAAGTTAGTGATGCGACATCAAAAGTAAAATCACTTGATGCGTCTCCAATACTCTCTTTTGGGATAGTAAACGTATCGTTGATTACATATCCAGAACCGGGATTAACAATAGTAACAGCAGACGCGTCTAGAGTTCCTCCACCATGAGTAATTCTAAAGGTTGCCCCAGAACCAGCAGCACTGTCTGTAGTGTACTCTAGCTGATCAATTTCATATGTTCCGGCTGCACCACTTGCACCGCCTGCAGGGGTATCTACTGTAGCAACACCAGAAGTGCTGGTCATCCAACCACCATCACCAACAAAGTTTGCCCAAAGTGCTTCTTCAATTAGGTGATGTGCTCCTGTAGTATCTGCCTTACCGCTACCCGTAGCAGAAGATTTAAATGGACGAATATATGTGCTAAACGACCATTCTGCTGGAGACAGAGCATCATTAAACATACGGCGTCCACGACGAGTTAGCCCATTATCATCGGCCATTTCGCTAAGAACAGTTTCCGTTGTTTCATTTCCTTGACTAAAAGAGAAACCCTCAAGAACAGGGACTTCCCAATACTGTGTCTGCGATCCTACGGTCTTCTCTAGGAAGACCTTACTATCGCGTTGTAAAAATAGGGTCATTGTGACTCTCCTTATAAACTAGTTTCCTAGTAATGGACCCGTACTGTCATCTCTCCAATAGAGATGGGGTCTAGTGTTCCCTCATCGGTTCCGATAGATAGGACCACTATATCATGAGTATACTGGGTTGTGCCTGTTCGGTCTACATATGCCAGTTTACTGTTTGTTTCAATAACGGTTTCAAGATCCTCTAGTATAGCTTCTGTGATATATAGAGGATTATCTTCTTGAACAAAAATCATAAACTTAATTTCTAAGTGTCTATCTCTATATCCGCCTGCTTGGTATTCTCTTGTTTCATTAGAGGCGCATATACAAACACAAGGAAAATTGTTTACTTCGTCGTAAAATTTTAGCTTATTAAAAACATTTCGATTTAAGTTAGATACATAGGAGCCAGTACCATTTATCTCTTTTACCTTTTCAACAAGTGCATCAACAATCGCATACCGTCTTGTAGAATAAGTGCGTTCTGTCATGCGTCCTCCACCGTTCTAAATACAACCCCAAATTTAGCCATGCCTAACTTTTTTATGGCCTTGTCTATAATTTTGGCTGGATCTCTGTCCTCTGGATAATTCCACGGTCTTTTACCCCTAGCGGTAGAAAATACTTGATAAGGTGATCTCTGGTATGTAAATCTTATTGCCTGCTCTTGCTCTGCACTTAGTACCCTCGCACTATTAGCAAATCTACCCGTTCTATTTTCTAAGGCAGGATAGTTCATTTCCATCAAAACATAGTCTCTAAGTTCGGCATTTAAAGCAGATACTAGTTCTAAGCCAATAACTTGTGATGTTCCTACAACGTTTCCCGTAGGTGTTGTGGTTGGCCTTTTGCCTTGTTTAATTGACTTAATGTCTTTTGTAAGCTCTGCATCTATTTGCTTAACTAATGCTTTTAAGGCTTTTGTATCTAGTACCTTATTACCTGTAGAAAGACCTATTTTTTTAACTATTTCTTTTTTGCGACGAGGATTTTTTATCTGTTTTGCAAATGCTTCATCTTGAAATATTTTAGAAAGTTTTTTAAGTAGTAAAGCATCTATAAGGGGTGTAGAACTCATCTTTTGGACAAGATAGTTTGCAGCTTCTTCACTGCCGTATGCCCCAGTTAAAAACTTTTCCCATATTAGTAAAAGAGCTTGTTGCTTGGCCCCTTTCCAAGAGTTAGGATCTGCAGGTTCTGCAAAAAATACTTCTGCACTAGCCCCAAAATCCATCTTTCCTACTCTATCAGTAATTTGTCCAGGAGTTGTTTCTTCAATCATAAAGATTTGATCTGCACCTAGACTAGCTGTTAAAGTTAAAAGTTTCTCAAACTTTTTTTCAACAGAAGCTTTACTATTGATAAGTGCTTCCGTTTGTATTTGAAGCTTATCAATAGCTTCCATACGCTCTACTAAAGGTTTAAGAACAGATAAAAATTCATCATAAAACTTTTCAAGGTCTTTATTGTTTTCTTTTTGTGCTAAAATTTTTGCTCTACTTAATAGCTCTATATTCCTTTTAACTCTTTGGGTAGCATCTCCAGCTGTGTGCCCCATATCAACTTGTTCAGTAAGAACCTTATCTAAGGCTTGTGTATTATACCGCAGAACTTCTGGCTCTTTGTCAAGTGCCCTTATTTTTGTCTCGTCAAACTCGGTGCCTTGCATACCACCATATACAATATTGCCAGAAAGTAAAACATTATTTACAACATCTTCTACAAAAAATTTTTTACCCTTACCGCCAACCTTCATTTTTTGTTTTATAGCTTGAGGAACAACAACAGAGTTAAAATAGTCTTTTAAACTTTGTCCTGCATACTGATCATTTGCAAAATAAACTCCTACTTCTGCTTTTGCTTTATTTTTGGTTTTTATGTATGTAGAGTTGGTTTCTTGTAGATCAGCATTAATTTTAGAAATAGGGCCGTCTTGCCATTTAACAGCTTGTATACCCGAAGTAAGCCATTCGTTATATGCAACAGGATCTGTTTCTTTTAAACTTTCAATTTCTATTAAAATTAATCCTTGAGCTGCAGGTAGCTTGCCTTGTTCAAGCGCATTTAGTGCTTCGTGTACGAATTTTCCTTCGTCTACTGGCTTACCATTATGAAATATTGCAAAGTCAGCTTTTTCGATAGCGCTACTTCTTGATTTTTTCAAATGTCTTTTTATTTGATTCCTACGAGCTTCATTACTAGAGGCATTTACCATATCTTTATGAAGCCGGGTTACATCGGCGTCATTAACTTTGTAAGGATCTACATATTTAGCCATAATTACGTATCTCTATATAAATCTAGTACCCGTTTAATGTGGTCTGGAAAATCTGGCTCCGCTCCAGTATTACGAATAGTAAAACTAGCGTGATTCTTTTCTGGTTTGTGTTCTTCTTTTAGATAATATGTAATAAGGTCAATTACTGCCAGCTTCAAATCCTCTGGGAGAGCGCTGTAACCACCCTTATATGTAACTTTTACACTGTTGATACCCATTGGAAAGTCGCGTCTAGCGCCTGCTTCAATGCGATATATAGCATCTAGATTTGTATCATATTCATACTGGGCACTAGTAAGTGTTTGATACGTATCCTGTTCTTGTTCGTTTTTAAATTCTTCGACACTAGTAATTGAAACTAGTGGGATTTCATTTAGAAATACTACATTTTGAGGCCACCTGATAGAAAAAAATTGAACTTTATCTACAGAGTAGTTATCAATAAAATTGCGACCACAATAAGTTTTTACTAGATTAGACACAGACGGAACGATAACGTTTAGTCTCGTGTCATCCGTGGTTCCAGTAATACCACGAAATGCCTTATATGCATTGATAGTAACCAAGTCTGCCATCTGTATCCTTTAAGGGTCGGGGACCCCCCGAAGGGGGTCCACCTAATTGTTAAGCTATTAAGAGCCGTCGGTATCATAGTGACGTGCAACAACCGGACGGTTGGTGCCGCTACCTGCGAACAGTTCCGTGAACCCAAGACGCTGAGTAGCGATAAGTTCACGATGCTGTAGGCGAGGTACATACTGAGACTCAAGAGTAACACCACGAAGGCGTCCCATGACGTAGTTGCGTGGGTTAACAGCAACAGCATGGTAGCGATCGTTTGCAGGAGAAGCAAATTCATCACAAAGAAGAACTGCAGACCCGTAGATGTTACCAACAACCCCAGTAACCTTAGAAGCAAGGTCAGAACCAACTAGGTTCATGTCCTGGAACTCTGCATCGTCTAGAAGCTGATAGTATGCTTCCTGGTTAACGATGTAGATAACATCCTGAGGACGCGTACCATACTTACCCATGTTCTGACGTAGATCAAGAAGGTTAGCAGTGCTAATCGTGCCAGAAGCCTGAATGTGTCCTTCAACCTTAGAAGTTCCACCAAGAGTGTCAGCAATTTTGACTAGGCCATCAGGAGTTCCCGTTGCGGTATCGCCACCTTCGTCAGCAAAGTTACCAACGAGAAGCATGTTTTCAATAGCACGAGCGTGTGCACGAGCCATAGACTCGTTCAGGAACGGCAGAAGAGCGATAACAGAATCTTCTTCAGTATCGTTAGCCATGAAGGACACAGAAACAAGAGTTTGTGCTTCTAGGTTCTTCTGAGTTAGGGTGATGCCGTTGTTAGAAGAACGAGCACCATCACGATCTTCTAGGTTACCGTCACCGCCAGTGTAGTTGCTGTAAGTTGGGTTAAACTCAGCATACCCGGCGTCTGGGCCTAGAGGGATAGCCATCCGCTTGGAGTTCATTTGAATCTCACGGAAAAGCGGAGCAAGAATTAGGTTATTCTGGATATCCTTTTCGATCGTGGTAGCCGCAAGAGTCTCGAAGGTTGCGAGGTTTTGTGCGGCGGGAATTTCGACACCAGACTGGGTGTCGACTTTTTCAATAAGGTCTTGACCAAAACGGGTATTCCAACCTTTTTGAGTTACAACACCTAGAAGATAAGCGTCGCGAATATCGCTTTCAAATGCTTTCTTCCAGTCGGTGGTGCCTTGAGCGACAAATTGACGCTTAGACTTCTGAAGAGCAGTAACCTCTTCAGAACGGTCTTGAAGGGCTTTTTTAAGCGCTTCAATTTCTTGTTGGGTGTTAACGCGGCTTTCATCAAAAGACTTCTTAACTTCTTCTAGAAGACGCTCTGCACCAGACATGCCTGCCTGCACGGCAGCAGTACGTACTGCTTCCTCAGCGGCCTGTTTTTCAGCTGCTTCAGCAGCAGCTTTCTTATCGGCAGCTTCTTTTTCAGCTAGGGCCATTTTTACGGCTGCTGAAGTTTGCTTAGCGATAAGATCTTTCATATCTTTTTCATCCATTTCAAACTTTCCTTTCG